GCGGTGGCAGGTCTACTACCCGCGGCGCGGCCGGTCCGCGACGGCGACGGGGTTCACGTGGCAGTTCGGCCCGGGCGGGAACATCGTCCTCCCGGACTGGCCGGAGGACGGCACCCAGCAGGCCAACCGGGCGACCGCGTTCGGCTCCGGGCAGGGGCAGGACGTCGTCGTCGGCATCGCCGAGTCCCCGGACCAGTGGGCGGCCGGCTACCCGCTGCTGGAGCGCACCGCGACGTACGACGGCGTGACCCAGCCGACGACGATCCAGGCGCACGCTCAGGCCGACCTGTACGCGCACGCCCAGGCGACGACCACGCCGACGTTCACGGTCCTCGCAGACGTCGACCCGGTCCTCGGCTCGTACACCGTCGGCGACTCCGCGCTGTTCGCAATCGACCCGGGCCCGTACTACCCGGACGGCCGGGTGCAGGAACTACGGATCGTGTCCATCAAGGTGTCCGTCACGGGTGGCCCGGAGACGGTCGCCCTCAGCTGCACAGGAGCGTGACCCATGCCCCAGTACCTGCGCGAGCAGTCCCTGGAAGACCGCGTCGCGGCGCTGGAGACCCTCGTTGCGACACTGCAACGCACCAACGCGATCGGCAACACGACCCTGTCGAACGGCCAGTTGGTCATCCGGCAGGGCGGCCGGATCGTCGTCATGTCCGCGCAGGACCCGACCCGGGTAGTCGCCCGCATCGGCGACGTCGCCACCCCCGATGCCAACGGCACCCCCCAGATGGGCATCCAGATCTACCGGGACACCCCCAGCAACGAGCTGGCGGCGGCGTCCGTGGACCGCACCCCGGGCGGCGGGACGGGCTTCCCCTCGCAGACTTTCGCGATCTACGACCAGGCCGGCAGTCCGGTCCTCGCGACGGACCGCGCCTCGGGGAGGGGCGTCGCGTCGCCGTGGCGCCCGGTCGCGTTCTCCACCGTCTCCTACTGGTCGGCGCCGTACTCGTCGCTGACCACGATGGCCGAGGTGGCCGGCGCGGACGTGCCGACCGACGGGCCGCGCCTGGATTTGGGGTTGGCGTTCATCGGCGACCAGGTGGCCGCGGTGAACACCGGCGGTTCGTACCAGGTGCTGGTGGGTGCGACGGTGGTCGCGTCCGGCACGATCCCGGCGACGTTCTCGTACGCCTACGCCACTCTGGCAATCAACATGGTGCCGTACTACGCGCCAGGTGGGTTCGTGCGAGTGAGCGTGCAGGTGCAGCGGACGTCGGGGGCGACGACGGGCGGCCGGGACGGTGCCGGTGGTGTGGTGATCGCGATGGTCCTCGGGTCGAATCTGCGGAACTCGTGATGCCGCTGGTAGCCACGGTGCCTGTTCGGGGGGTTTCCCTACCGTGGGCGGGAGTTGCTCCCTGCGTGTGGGGGCCCGTCCCCTGAGGAGGCCCCCTTGGCCTGGTTCCCCGGCGCTGAGCGCATGGAGCTCCAACCGGAGTCCGACAGTCAGCCGGCCATCGTCCCGACCCAGCTCATCCTGCACAGCATCGCCGCGCCGTGGACGCCCCGCCGGATCTACGAGTACTGGCGGGACTCCACCAACCTGGAGTCACACTTCGGCGTCGGCTACGACGGCAGCCTCGGCCAGTTCATCGGCACGCAGACCCGCGCCGACGCCAACATGCACGCCAACCTCCGGCCCGACGGCACCGGCGCCGTGTCCGCCGAGACCGCCAGCAACCTCCAGCACACCGACCCCTGGACGGACGCGCAGGTCGAGACGCTGATCCGGCTCGGCGTCTGGCTGCACCGCGAGCACGGGCTCCCACTGCGGATCTGCCGCACCCACGACGACCCGGGGTTCGGCTACCACCGGCTCTTCCCGGAGTGGTCGGACGGCGGGACGGCTTGCCCGGGTGATGCCCGGGTGCGGCAGTTCCGCGAGGTGGTGTTCCCCGGGATCGTCGCGCGGGCCGCTGGCGGCAGCGCCCCTACTTCTCCCGCATCCCCTACCCCCGTCCAGGAGGACGACGTGATCTCCACTGATGACCTCACCCGGATCGGCTCGGCCGTCGCCAACGCCTCGTTCCCCCGCTACGACGACAAGGGCGAGCACGTCGCCGACGCGCCGCTGTACCTGCTCGTCGGCGGCTTCGACCTCGCCGCCCAGCGGCACGACCGCGCGCTCACCGCGATCCAGGCCAAGCTCGCTGCCCAGGACGCCGCGCTCAGCACGCTCCTGACGGGCGTGCACGGCCTGGACGGCGACGCGATCGTCGCCCGGCTCAACAGCGCGGTCGACGCCGCCGTGCACGAGGCACTCGCCTCCGGCGTCACTCTCCAGGTCGCCGTCACCGGCACCACCACCCCGAAGGGCTGACCATGGCACTCTCCGACGGCACCCGCCGCACCATCCGCACCACCGTCCAGACCGCCCTGGGCCTGGCTGTTGCGGCGCCCCTGATCGTGGACGCCTCCGGCATCCCGGCGGCGACACCCGGCGTCGCGGTCGGCCTGGCCGTCGCGGCCGGCATCACGAAGGTGATGGCGCTGCCCGCCGTTGACCGCCTGCTGCCGTCCTGGCTCCGCACCGTGCCGGCCCGGGCCGAGCTGCCGCCGCTCACCGGCACCGACCAGACCCCGGCCGGCTGACGTGCGCGCCGCCTGGATCGCGTCCCGGCGACACCTGCGGCGGGCACCGTTCCTCATCGTCCTCGGCCTGGGCTGGCTCGCCTACGGCAGCGCCACCGTCCAGGACCCCCGCTACGGCACCTCCCGAGGCCTGGCCTCCATCACCCGCTACATCCCGATGGACGTCCTCGGCTGGGTGTGGGTCGGCTGCGGCGCGGTCGCTGTCCTGGCGGGCCTGCTCGGACGCCGCTGCCCGGTCTCGGGCCCGGCCGGGTTCAGCGCGTTGGCGTGGCCCGCCACCCTCTGGGGCGCCGCTTACACCCGGGCCTGGGCCGACGGTGGGTACCCCTCCGCCGCCGGCGCGGCCGCTGCCTGGACCGCCTTCGCCATCGGCATCTTCCTGGTGTCCGGGATGACCGACCCTCCGCCCAGAACGGGGGTGATCCGCAGGTGAGCTTTGACGTCGGCGCCACCGCCACCGCAGCGAGCACCGCCCTTGTAGCTGTGCTCACGTGGTCGCAGGCCCGCCGGGCCGACCGGCGGGCCGACGCGAAAGAAGAACGGCGCCAGTACCGCGCGCTGCTTGCGGCTTACCTCGAGCAGCGCCGGTGGATCGCGCGCGCCGGCCCGGGTACTGCGGCCGGCCTGCCGCCGTCGGTTCCTGAGGAACTCGACCTCCCGCCGTGGGACTGACCACCGCGCCCCCGTCCCCTTCGTGGGGGCGGGGGCGCTTCGTCGTGTCCAGCCTCAGGCGTCGGTGGGAGTAGGTTCTCCGTTCGCGCGTGCCTGCCGCTCGTACCAGTGCGCGCGGCACAGCTCGATGGCGAAGGCGTCCGCCTCGGCCTGCCCCGCAAAGAAGGCGGCCTTCCCGTCCTTGTGTGCGAGTGATCCGGCCCAGGAGACCACGAACCAGCCGCGGCCCTCGGCGTGCTGGGCGTAGTACGGGTCTCTGGTGTCCGGTCGCTGTACGGGGGCGCTCATGCCCATGCTGTCCTCCAGTAGGCCGGGACGTAGCCGCCGCCGTAGGGGATGAGGTATCCGCAGGCGGCGCACTGCCAGAAGCGCCCGTTGACGTACATGGCGATGTGACAAGTGGGACAGGCCATTAACCCTCCGTAGCGTCAGGACTACGGTACCGCCAACCCCGGTCGAGTGGCAGCCGATTGCCGGCCTTCCCAACAACAAGGCGGGGCCCACCAGGTAGGCCCCGCCGCGTTGTTCCCCCGCCGTCCCGGCGGGTACCGTTCCCAGTGGTCGCTAGGAACGGAGTCAGTATGCCCCAGCACCCCGCCGAGCACACCGGCGCGCGCATCGCGCACTACCGCAAACTGCGGCACCTCACCCAGCAGGCCCTCGCCGACCGGGCCCACATCTCACACAGCATGCTGACCAAGATCGAGCAGGGGACCCGGCCGGCCAGCCCGGCCGCCATCGCCGCTGTCGCGCGCGCCCTTGCGGTGCAGACGGTCGATCTCACCGGCCAGCCCTACCTGACCGAGCTGCAGGTCGATGAGCTCGATCTGCTGATTCAGCCGATCCGCGAGGCCCTCGACGTGTACGACCTCGGCGTCGACCCCGAGATCGCGCCCCGGCCGCCGGCGGTACTTGCTGCTGCCGCCGAGACACTGTGCGCTGGCGTCCGCGAAGGTCGCCTGCGGGACGTCGCCGCGGCCCTCCCGGCCCTCATCACGGAGGCCACGAGCGCCGCACACGAGGCCCCCACGGACGAAGCGTGGCGCACGCTGGCCAGTACCTACCGCACCGCGTACGACGTCACCACGAAGTTGGGCTACACCGACCTCTGCGCGGTCGCCCTGGACCGGATGGCGTGGGCTGCCGACCGCGGCTCCGACGCCGTCCTCGGTGGGATCCGCCAGTACCTGCGAAGCCTCGTCTACCTCCGCGCCGGCCAGTACCGAACCGGCCGCCGTCTGGTCGCCGTCGGCCTGGACGCGCTCGGGCAGGCCGAGCCTGGCCGAACCCGGGACGTCGCCGTCGGCCAGCTGCACCTCGGCGCCGCCGTGCTGTCCGCCCGGGCGGGCGACGGCGACACGGCGGCCGGCCACATCGAGGAGGCCGGCCGGGTGGCTGCGACCACAGGCGAGGCGGGCCAGGTGCACTGGCTCTCCTTCGGCCCGACGAATGTGGCAGTCCACAACATCGCAGTGCTGTCCGAACTGAGCCGGTACGCCGAGGCCGTAGAGGAGGCCACCCGAGT